TTCAATCCAATCTAATATAGATGCAACGATTTCGGATTGAAATAAAGCCTTAATCATTTTATCGGAAACTATATGAGTAGATCCAAAATCTTTTGGTTCGGTAATAAGTTTTTCTTTAGTTTGAGAAGAGAATGCAGGATTAATAATCGTACAATTGATAAAAATTGTGATGTGATTTTTGATATCTGAAGGTTTAATATCAACCTTATGTTTTTTATAGATTGCTTGTCTTAGCTTATCTATAGTTTGACCCATAATGAAATTAACGTGAGTTCCAGCATCTTTTGTTTCGATTGAATTTACGAAAGAGATTGATTGGAATCCATTTGAAGAGGGTGCAAATGCAATTTCAAAATTTTCAGATCTTTCATACATTGTATTAGGAGTATACAAATCCGCATATTCCTTAAATGTTTTGAACTTGAATTTTTCTTTGTTGAATTGAATTTTAACGTTTGGATTACATGCAGCGATATCAATTAATCTTTTACGAATCATTTGAATATGTGCATCATTAAGACCATCCATTTGAAATTGTGAATAATCTGGGATGTATGTAATTTCAGTAAATTTCTTATCCGATGGAGTAATTTTAGGTTCAGTTCTTTTACCCATATTATCGGTAAAGGTTTGAACAAATTGATTTTTACCATCTGCCGTTTTTACCGTAAATTTCTTAGAGAAGATATTTGTTAATGTAGATCCTACACCATTTGTTCCAGCAACCGTTCGATCTTCAGTATCATTAAAATTAGATCCTGCTCGAAGATTAGAAAAGATCATTTCAGGAATCCAAACTCCTATTTTATCGTGAATAATAACAGGAATTCCACCATTATCTTGGATCGATATTTCTCCCGTCTTTTCGTTAATCTGAACACTGATTTGATTAAGGTTAGAATTCCTTTTCGATTCATCGACTGAGTTAGATACAATCTCGTCGAATAGTTTTAAGAATCCTGGATTATATTGAACGTCTTTCTTTACGAATGTATCTTCTAAAAAGTATTCGCTAGAGTCATGTGGTTTTGTAGAACCGATGTACATACCAGGACGTTTTAAGACGTGCTGTATCTCATCTAACATTTCATACTTTTTGCTGATTTCGGCTGACTTCATTTACTATATAATTTGAATTTATTATTTTATGTTGACTTGCAAAAAAGGATCAATTACCAATCTTGGTAAGTAATTTCGTCTTTAAGATTTTTGATTTCTTCGATCTCTTGTTCGGTTAACATTTCAGGATTTTCTAGCTTTTCATTTAAACTTTTAATGATAATAGAAGCTTGTTTGCTGTTGATAGAAATTTGCATAATTTTTGATTTTTATGAAGAATTAGTCTAATTCGTTTTCGATTATTTCGTAAGTTTTACCATCAATAGAATTCCATGCGTAATTTTGAGCATCGTTGAAATTTGTAAAGCTCTTAACATCATTAGAAAAGATTTCAATACCATCAGAATAGAATGGAACGACTGTATATATTTTTTTCATATTATGATTTGAATAAGTTAGAGATTTGTAACATTGCTGAAGTAAAAGAAATATCGTATTTATTTAGATTGAATAATTCCGATAATTCGAATAAGTCTCTAGCGTTAAGATCGATGAAATGATTTTTTGATTTTAAAGAATCCATTAAATTGGATTCATCCATAGATTGGATTAATGTTTGATTTTCTAGAGTTAATTTCTCGAATAATGAGTTTTCCATAATGTTTATATTTAATTTGATATTACAAATATAATACAAAAACCCGAGATAAAAAAATCTCGGGTCAACTATTTTCAAAAAGTTATTAACAATTTTATCCTATCGTATTTAAGATGATAGAAGATATGATTTTTACATCTTCGTCAGTTACTCTATCATGAGAAGGAAGACATAAGATTCTTTCAGAAAGATCTTCACTAATTGGACATGATTGACCATAACCCCATTTCAATTTATTTAGAGAAGGATAAAAATATCTACGAGCCATAATTAGCTCATTCTTAAGAAGTTCATTAACTTTAAGAACTGTATCTTCACATTCAAAAATTACAGGAAAGTAAGAGTAATTATAAGCAGATTCGTTAAACTTTTGTAAACGTATTTTACCTGAATCGATTAAAGGCTTTAAATACTCTACATATTTAGAATACAATTCTTTACGATATGCTATTGATTTATCTACAATTTCCAAGTTAGTTAGACCGATACAAGCAGTAATTTCATGAACCTTAGCATTAGTTCCGATTCTTACAATTTCTTTCTTTTCGTTAAGACCACAAGTTCGGATATGTTCGATTCTTTCCATTAATCTTTTATCGGTTGAAATGATAGATCCACCTTCACCTGTATTGAATACTTTGGTTGCGTGATATGAATGAATAGAAACATCACCATAAGTTGAAACGTCTTTACCCTTGTAATTTACACCAAATGCATGAGCTGCATCATAGATAATTTTTAAGTCATGCTTATTTGCAATCGTTTTAATTTCTTCAATTGCACAAGGATTTGAAAATACATGAACTGCTAGGATTGCAACCGTATCTTCATCGATAGCTTCTTCAATTTTCTTTGGATCTATATTTAAAGTTATTGGATCAATATCAACAAATCTAGGTTTGAATCCTTCCCATAGAATCGAGGAAGTAGATGATATCCAAGTAAAAGGAGTTGTTATGATATTTCCACCTTTTGGTAAATTAAGAGCTCTAATAGCCATTTGTAAAGCTACAGTCCCATTAACAACTATTGATATATTTGGAATGTTGTATTTTTGACGAATCTTTTCTTCTAATTCTAGAATCTTAGGTCCTCCATTTGTTAACCATCTAGAATTCCAAACGTCTGATACGTTTTCTAGGAATTTAGTGGTTTCGTCGTTCATCGAAGGTTCCGATACAAGGAGACGATAGCCTGTTACTGGTTTTGGGTTTATCTTAGCCATAGTGACTTATTTTTTTATCCGAAAAAGAATATTTGAAACAAACGACTAGATTCCATATCCCATCCAAAATAATCATTACCTGAATGGATTAATTTCCCATCAAATATAACTAATCTATTGAATACATTACCTACCGTATCTACTCTTTCATAGGGAGTTGGATCTATAAAGGTTTTTTGATTAAAAACAATATTGCCTTGACCGGATTCCCAGTCAATTTCATCGGCATGTCTTACTTTAGTTTCTTTGTGTCTATAAAAACTTGTTCCGCTTTGAGGTGGTGCATCCGGAGTTAAAAATAATACTGCTGCCCATTTTTGACTATCACAATGAAATACCATAGGAGTTCCGGCTTTACAGCTTTGGAATCTACCATTGATTCCAATATCCTCCCAACCAAATCCATCTTCGGTATGATCTGGAATTTTCTCACCTATGATTTCTTCGAATTTCTCACGTAAACCATCCCATAAGAATTGTTTTCTAGTACGACACCCTACAGCACCTTCACCATCCCAATATTTTTGATTGAGTGCAAATTCTCTAACCGCATAAGGATCTTCGAAAAAATTATCTACTACAAAAAATCTTTTATCAGATTCCTTTTTAATCTTAAATGCGTTTGTGATAACAATGCTTTGTTCTTCTTCTGGGTTTGAGTCCCATATCCAAGGAGAATTATCTTTTGCCATTATATGCTATTGTTTTTTATTATATGTATTAAACGAAAAAAGGATCCAAGTTTCCTTGAATCCTTAATATTTGTATTAAATAGTTGAGTATTAAACGATGTTTTCTTCCCACCAGTCTGATCTGAATGCTACATCCATATCAACTTTATCACCTCCACCGTAGTCAAGACCTAATTCAGGAAGATCTCCTTTAGGGATACAATCGTGGAATGTTCTTTGCCAGAAGATGTCTCCTTTACGATTAAAGTTAGTAACGATCAAAGTACCGATGTAGTCTTTCTTAAGACCTTGCTCACCAGTAAGTGGATTGTAAACTAAACGGAACCAGTCACGTATTGTTTTGTAAACATATAATTCGTTAGCGTCATTTAAGTTCAAAGAGAAACTTACAGTAAGATCATTAGTCGTTGCTGTAGGTACTCCAGAAGCATAAGAACGTGTAGCGAATTTATATTTTTGTTCAATAGTTTCTGCACCTTTATCTTGATTCAAACCTGAAATTTTATTAACATGCTCAATCAAAATACTACCTCCAGTAACTGTTGCTGGTGGTAAAATGGTTACTTCGAACAAGTTTTGATAAAATGGTTCGTACCATTTAGTAGCTGCTTTACTATTTAAGAAATGTGGTAAACCTGCCATTTGTGTATAGTTGTTTTTTTATATTTATCTTTAGTCTTTTAAAAAATGGCCGACCGATTAAAGTCGGCCATCATTAAATATTAAATGAAGTTTCCAGTTGCGATAGTACCGGTTTTTAGGATTGTAGTTCTATGAACTAGGATTCCCATACCTCTTACTGGCTCGATATAAGTATCTAAGATACCGATATTACTGTCAATTACTTCAGAAGTGTTATTTGTTGAGTCCATTATGTTTTGGAAGTCGTAAACTCCACCATCAGAAAGAATTTGTGATAAGAAGTTATCAGCCAAAGTCTTGATTTCTAAACGGTTTTGAGCAGTATTGAATTCCCAACGGTAATTTTTAAGGATAGCCTCGATACCGTCTTGGATGTATATTAATAACTCTCTAACGTGAATTTGAGATAATGCAGATTTAACTGTTTGTTGTGCAGTTTGGTTAGCATTAATTGTTAATCCGAAACCTCTCTTATTAACGATTGCATTATAACCAAAAGGTTCAATGAAATCAAGATCAGTTCTATCAAATGCATATTCAGCACCAACTAATCCAGCACCAGTTACAACTCCTCTACGAGGTCCAGCAACAATCGAGTAAGGAAGAGCTGTGTTGTATTTGTCAATGTATAAGTTAGATACGTGAGCTGCAGGTGGAACAGATATATTAGTTCCATTTTCACGAATAATCAAGTTAGGACCATAGAATGCAGCGTAGTTTGCACCATCAGCAATTCCAGGTAAATTGAATATATTAGAAGGGTTAAGACTTAAGTTACCACCACTTGGTACGTATTGAGTATCAAATGAAGATCCTGAATCAAATTTGAATAGTGGGTTAGTACTATTTTTAAATTGCTTAACTGAAGGCATGTTAACAATAGCTAACGATGATTGTTGAGCTTTAGCAAGTTTAGTCAATCTGATTTTAGAAGCTGGTTCGATTTGTCCTTGGAATGTATCTACAATGTAACGGAAAGTAATTACCTCTCTATCAGAAAGAGCTTGAGAGATATTAGTATCAGTCATTACATCAAGAATTTCATTTTGACGTGTTGAAGATCCATCAGGCATTTGTGCATTTCTTAAAGTATAACCATCAAGAGTTGAGAAACGATAGTGAGATACGAAATCAGTAATTGATTTATATCTTTCAATTTCGTTTGTAGCAGAAATATAGATAGGATCGTTAGTTACAATCGTGATTCTCTTATAAGTAGAAGAAAGTGGATTAGTATCTTCGATAACAGAAATGATTCTTGTTAATCTTGATTTACCTGTTACTGGATCGATGTTAGTAGCAGATCCGGTTCCACCGTGATTCATTACAAGATATTGACCTTTAATGATTTGTCCGTTGAATCCATTAAGACCTAAAGGACCATTAGCACTATTATCAACATAAACAGTTGTAACCGGGTTTGTGTAAGAACCAACTAAAGTGAAAGATTCGTTAAGATCTCCAGTGTAAGTTCTAACAGTAAATCCTGTTGTTCCAGCAATTACAGTAGCACCTGTCAATCCAGCATATTCAAATGCATCGATTAATAAGTAGTTAACTTCTTGGTTAAGTACAGGACTTTCACCATTAAATAAAGTATTGATGTTTCCTGAGATTCCAGTAGATCCACCTAAGTCAGAAACTGTTAATCTGTTGAAAGAAGCAAAACCATAAGGGAATGTTGATCCAGCAGCACCTAATAAGATTCCGTCTCCGTCAGTAATTAAACCTGAAAGATTGTTAGCATAAACAGTACTATTAACACCTGCAACAAGTGAAGTTCCTCCATTTGCAACATCTTTTGCAACGAAGTTTAAGTTATCTAAGATAGTAACAGTTGCAGTACCACCACCGATTGTAGCTCCAGTACCACCGAAGAAGTACCAACCATTAGCAGTTGTAGTAGGACCTGTAACATTTGTTCCTGCAGTAAGACCAATTCTTAATGTGATAGTA